CCTAACTCTCGATCTTCTTCATTCTGATATAGAGACACAATAACGTCTGCTGTTGCTGCTAGACCAATACTTTCAGAGATAGTACCTAAACCTGGATCAGATGCACCATAACTAGATCTATTCAGCTGTGTAGCTGATATAACAGGACAGTTAAAGATATAGCTGATAGCTCGAACTTGCTCGGCAATAATCTTTACTCGCTCGTATGAGTTGTTACCAGTAGAGGAATGTAAAAGGTTTAAGTAGTCGATTACAATTGCATCAATACAAACGCCTGCATCAGTTATCTTCTTAATGAAGGCTTTTATTTGATTGGGTGTAACTGTAGCAGGTGGAAATTCTTTAATGAATATACTTCCGTTACCTTTAGCTTTTTCTTCTGCAATCGCTTGCTTCAAGGCAGGAGTGTTTATCGATAAGCTATTTAGAGGTATCTTAGAAACGTTGGAGCATAATCTCTTTGCATATAGAAGCTCAGACATCTCTAATGTTATTAGCAATACATTCTTACCTTGAGCGGATATATTAGTCGCGACATTTCCTAGGAATATAGACTTACCGATATTCGTCTCACCAGCAAAAACATATAAAGCTCGACCTTGCTCGAGAAACCCACCACTAAGAGCTTCGTCTAACCAAGGCCACGTCGAAGGAATCGTTTTCTGAACGTTCAGCAGATCGTTAACAATTGCATCGATATTACCATACAAATCGATACCCATATCAGTTGTAAGTGTAATGTTACATGCCTTTTCAAACTTAGCTAAAGCGTCTCCAGTATTAACATTGCCTGTAGACATCTCATTGGCAAGAGAAAGCATCGTATTATATACAGCCTTTTCTTTAAGAAATTTTTCTGTATTAGCATACAACTCATCTTTATCGATATTCTTATCGATATTCTTGATCTCGTTGACAACGGTCTTGAAGGAGTTCTTAAGACTGTCGGTTGTTATATAAGCCTTGACCTCTGTAAGTGTTGGAAGCTTGTCTCTTTGCTGATAAAATTTTGATATGATCGTAAATATCGCAGCAATATCTTTATCCTTAAAGTATTCAGGCTTAATAAAATCAACAATAGCAGCGAGATAAGTAGAGTCAGTTAACGCTCTACTGCATAGGATCTTTTCAAAATAATCGTGATTTAAATCAAGCACGATTACATTATAACATCACCAGCTTGAGAATCAAGAAACGTTAATCGCCTTCTTCGTACTCTGCAATTTCAGCTTTAATCTCAGCGAGAAATTTATCAACAAGCGCTTTAGACTGGTTGTTAGATGATAGAATACTCTTCAGAGCATCAACAAATCCAATTTTTAGACCTGATTTCTCATCTGGAGAAAGAGGTAGGCTCATAATCTTTTGAAGAACCCATAGTAGGTATTGTTGGTCTTGTGGAGTTACGATCGATCTTAATTTCGCCCAAAGAGCAGGTCCGATCATAATATCAAACGTCTCTCCTTCAAGTGTATCAGTCGCCATCGCAGCTTTAGTTGCTTGCTTATTAGGATGAATAGAGGACATTACAACCTCCATAGCACCTTTAATTAGCTCATGAATAAGTACAGGGAAGCATAGACCTTGAGCTTTTATGACAAATCTACCATCTTCATCTTGATCGATCTCCTCAGCACCAGCAGCCATACCCATTTGTGCTGACATTCTCTCTACACCTTCTGGCATATACCAGTACATTATATTAGAAATGGTTACAAGGAGAGCGTATTCATTTTCAATATTAGGGCCTAGCTTTTCTTGAAGTTGATCTCCAATCAATCTAAACACATCAAAGTACGATACACTAGCGCCCTGTGTTATCATGTTTGCTACCTTACGTCTAAGAACTTCACCATCAACATCTAAGGAATCTGCTAACTCTAATTCAGCTTGTTCATCGCCGAATAATCCTGTGTCTGGATCTTGTTGCTGAAATGACTCAGCATCAGAGAGTAGGTCGATGTTAACATCACCAAGAGTTACATCAAATATAACATTGCCTGCGTCGTGCTGTTCTTTTAACTGCTTGAACATCGGAATATTCAAAACAGTTTCAACTGCGAGATGCTCAAGAAACTCTTTATGCCTTTCCTCCTTTTGCATAACACTATGCGCTAGTTGCATAGATGACATTAATACAGGAGTTAGAGAATTTTCCGTTTTAAACTTTTTACCTGTTTGTTTCTCCAGCCTAGCAAGAAGTTCTTTATACCTTTCTGATGAAAGGTATTCTAGATAGCTCTGCTCGTTGTTAGTTAGATTAGGTAAAACCTTTTCGATATCCTCTTCCCCACCAGTAATTCTATCAAGTTTATCAGAGTTTACTATGTTTGGAAAGTCTCCCGGATCGAAGGCTTCGGAAATTCTCATTCGCTTTTGCATATTAGTTCTTATATTTGCTGAATGTGTCTGTCAATCTTCTTTTCAAGAATTTTGCCGCAAGCTTGTCACCACCTACCTCTTCCTCTTCGCTTGATAGATCTACTAAAGCTTTTGGCTTGGGTTTTGTGAGTGGATCTGTAGGAGTAAATGGTCCTGGTGCACGTCTAGGCTTTGGTGGAGCGCTTGGCGATGGAGCTGGTTGCGTTTGTGGTCTAACTTTTGGTCTTGCTGGAGCGGTTGTTGTATTTTCTCCAACAACTTTTAAAAAGTTGGCATATAGTCTATTGAAACTATTCTTTCTCATTCTTTTATTTATTCCTCTAAGGCTTTTTTTGGGTGTAGATATAAGTATTAATATGGAGGATGACGATCAAGAATATGATGGTATACCCTGGGGATATATCATCGCAGCAGTCATTGTAGATGGATTGATCCAAATCCCTGTAACATCTATAACATCATTTGTATTATCGCATTATAACCTACCAGTACCTAATTGTGTGTTGTGGTGGCTTGGAATGGTTATATTTTACTGCTCGCTAAACTATTGGCACCCAATTGCGGCAGGAAGAATACTTTTAATTCATTGTGGTATAATTTTGCTACCCCTTATTGCAATTGGATTAGAACTTTTACAAAAATTGTAATTGCTTTCTCATAACGAACTATCGTATTATGTATATTATGAAAAAATATACATTTAATCTAAAAAATGGATCTGTTATTGAAATGAGCTTGGATGAAATTTCTCGCTGGGCTTGCTTGTTAGAAGGTATTGAAGTTGTTACAAGACATAACGAAGAATTAGGAATTGACTCAGAAAAAGATAGTGACTGGATTAAGCCTCTAGCGTTTCAGAAATATATGGATGAACGATTCGAAGCTATGCGTCACGATATTAAAGTCGAGACTATGCTAGGTAGGCTGTAATTCCTACTTACCACAACTACAAGATCTCTTTGTAGGTGGGATTTCTGTATCCGGCATATATAGTCGGATTACATGCCATATAATATTATTTCTCTCATCCTCAGTGAGAAGAGAGCTGTATCGTTTATTTACACTCTCAAGATCAAGATCGTTCTCAATATGCTGGATGACGAACTCTTTATATTCATCTCTAACTGTTGTCATATAGGTGCTGATGTAATTATTGTTACTGATGTATTATTCGAGGTGCCTTGAACATGATAGTTGTTTAGTATCATGTTCATGTATTGATTAGTTACATTTGTAGATAGTGGAGAGCAAAAAGCGAACCCTGTTGATACGTTATCAGCGTTACTATCATTCATAATTCTAAAGGGAATATCTATCGAGGCCATGTTTGTATAATCAGTCTTATCACCATCCCTATAGTCAATTGTTAATGTCTGTGCTGCGTTGCTGTATCTATACCTAATAGTTTGTGGTTGGGTAGTCAGCTCAAATCCTACACCACTCAACGGAGATCTATAAATGATATTATTATAATAATCTCTTACTATAAGCGAGTTTGCAGATAATAGGTTTGTACCTACACCAGATCTCAGTGTAGTTGAAAGTGCATAATATCCAGTAGTATCAATCGCTATACTTACAAGATTTAGAGGTCTCGCTGTAAATGAGCTAGTTGAAGTCTTTAGCGATACGATCGAATTACCTGATTGAGCTTGAGACTGGGTACAAAGGTAGTGACCTGGAATAACACTCAACGTATTAGTAGCTGGTGTTATAAACGACACTATACCAGCTTGCTTTGTAACGTCTCCAGATAGTTGGTATTTGATAGACCATACAATATCGTAATTAGAATTGTATGTATTACTATTTCGATAGTAATAATACTTACTATCTACTGGAAGGAGAACGTCTGGTGGGAATGACATATTATTGTTTGAATGTACAGGTTATGGTTTCAGTAGTGCTGAACGCTTTGGTGAATACTAAAGTATACCCTAACCGTTCTAACTCTTTTTTTACTATCTTGAAATGCTTTTGCTCGATATTGATTATTATACTATGCCTAGTTTTATCATATAGTACATGATCTGAAAATTCTTCACATACTCCTCTAGCCCTGTCGTACGTTTTCACTTATATATTTATGCATATACAGTAACGTCAAACCTTGTAGAGTCATTAGCATTTCCTGAAGTTAATACGAACGCGTCAATAAATCCCGACTCGTCATTTGGTGTATTGAAAGCAACAGAGTGAAACGATATCAAGATAGATGTAGAACTCTCTACCAAAACTCGATGTCCAAGTGTTGGTATGTGAAAATCTGCAAAATATGTTTTAGTTGGATCGAGATTGAATACATCATTAACAGCCCTAATATCAACTACGCCTTTCGCAACATCGATGGGCTGGCTCAATGTCAATCTATATAACCCAAACACACCTGGTCTATCTGGCGCCTTTAGTTTAGGATATCTGGTACGTACAGTACCCCACTTAAAGTTTTTATACATGTTATTGAGTTTAGTTGTCAGATCACCAGGTATTGATGTTGTAATATCAATAGCTTGGACAGATACAACTCCTACGTTTCTTATAATCGAACCAGACTGAGAGAAGGATACTTGAGCTGTTGGTGCAAATAGTGGCGTTATAGAGATATTACCAACTACAGGGAGGGTGGAAGATGAAGTTCCTCCAGATGATCCAGTTAGACCATTTCCTAAAGTTATACTCGGAGTCTCACCAGATACAGTATTATAAAAAGTTGAAGATATATTGTTGTATATAGTTGTAAATACTGAGATTGCAGTTACCAAATTGGTAGTTGTATCTATTACAGATATCACTGGAACTATAGGCGACGCTGATATAATTTGTATAGTAGTCGCTGTCAATACTGGAACTTCAGACCATTGAAGATTTCCTGCCGCGTCGGTTGTAAGATAACCACCAGGAATAATAGCGGACGTCAATCTATAGCTTTGTGTTCCTAGTGTTAAGTTAGTAGGAAGTTTCAAGCTCGATACACCAGCTGTTGTAATTTCATTAACAGCTATTGTTGCTGAAAGTGTAACTCTTCCAGCTGATAACGTTAACGATCTTCCTAGAGCATCTCTTGATATATTATTAGCTGAGATAGAACTGACTGATATGTTATTAGAGCTATCGATTGCTATAGTCCCATTTCCACTCGAATAAAATCCACCAACTGGCTGCCAGCTAGCCAAACTATTTGTTGGTCCTGTTTTATATAGATACAGTGTCTTAGACCCTGTATCAAATACGCTATCACCAGGTCGTGGAGTGCCACCTATAGTTAGAATATTAGTCGTGTAACCTTTAAATACGTTACCTACGATAGTACCTCCAGATGTAACACCATCACCTATATACAATCTCTTGCTATCTGTAGTATAGCCAAACTCTCCGACATCGAGAACTATAGATTGCCGTTCGGATTCTGTACCGCTTCTAGATACTAGCTTTATTAAAGTATTGTTAAATAGTGTTAGTGAATTACTCATTGTATTTATTTAGTGTTAGAATGTGAATACTGGTATCGCAAATCTACCTGGCACCCTCTCACCATTTCTTACAACAGAATTGCCCTCAAACGCGATAAAGCCTGCAGAAGATAGGGTTAATACTATAGGATCTGTTGGATTAGCGTAGCTACTTATAACAGTAATAATAGTCTGGTTGAAAGGAGCTTGGAAACTACTTAGAGTTTGATCTGGAGAGCCAACAAATGGTGCATTTTCTGGTAAATCTTCACATGATAACAAGTCAAATATTGAAGATTGAACACCTCTAATGATACCTCCTGTATCTACAGTAAACATAGGAAGCTCTTGTTCGCTCGATATACTACCAGCAACAGTTAAAACTCCACCGGCACATAATGTAAAGAATGAGCTATCTATATTTGTTATATTTGTATTAACTACAGGTGCACCACTAACATAGGTTGTCGTAAAGCCTGCTCCTAAATTGTTTACACCTAGAGCTGTAATGGGAGTTGATAGAACTGTTAGTTTATTACCTGTAAATCCAAGTGTGACGCCATCAACATCTATACCAATTTTATTACCACTACCTCCACTTAATCCTGGAGCTAGAGCGCCAGAGCTAATATGAAGCTCGTTAACCCCACCAGTCTTTAATGCAAGTTGCTCCGATGATATTGTAAAGGTGGATGTGTTGTAGTTAACTACGAGGCGATTGAGACCGTTAATAGAAGATAAAGCAATGCTAGTACTTGATAGTGCGTTTGCATTCAATCTAGATCCATCAACAGAGCTAGCACCAATTGTAAGCGTCCCACCTGTATTGGTTATATATAACCCGTCGAGTTCTTGACTGAATAGCTCCCAAGAAGATAGATCATCGTAAGTAGAATACGCCAATCTATAGACTTTACCATTCGCTCTAGCCAAATCTCCAATCTCTGCATTAATACCTTCTAAATCAATTTCATTTACTACGTCAGGGTGAATCTTATTACCCACAACAACACCACCGGTTGTTGATCCATCCCCAACAAACACTCTCTTGGTGTCAGTAGTAGATCCTATTTCGCCCTGATCGAGAACTACTTGACGTCTAGTAGCATCGCTACCTCTTCTTGTTTTAAATTTTACAATTTCAATGTTCATAAATTAATATTGATTTATTATAGACCATGTATCAGAGTTATATGTTAGTTTGTATATAATAATATCTGATAATGTGTTTGCTGTTGTAGTTACTTTTTGCAAGACATATGCAGTATCTCCAGCAACTGGATTTTGCCATACTACTGCACCTACTATATCATTTATAGTGGGAGTAGATTGTTCTACAGATCTAGTAGATAAAATAAACAATTTAGTAGCACCTCCGGTACCAAGAACCTTTGTAACTATACCATCTTGAACTCTCACAAACGGAGAGCTGTAATCTCCATTAATTAGAGGAGCTACACTAGATAGAGCTGCTGGTATAGACTTAAATTCTATCTTTGTTGAAGATGTAAGAACTGGTATATCATTAACATTACCTTCTAAGGTAGGAAACGTTATTTGACCAACCTGTAGATTGTCAACGTTGACCCCTGTTGTTGATAAATAGAGAGACGAGGCAACACCACCTCCGTCATACACCTGTTGCGGTGTTGTGGTTAGGCTTGTTTCACTTATATGCAAAAAGGTTGTCCATATCTCACCCATCTGCAAGTTTTCAAAACTCGTTATAGACATACGTTTATTTATCTACTACCATCTATTTTGCTAGCAAGATCTGTCTGCAACGCTAATATTTCTGCTATAGTTCTATTAATAACTCCTATATTGATGCTTTCGTTAGCGTATATGAGTAGGTTTGTTGGATCAACATTCTTTACATTTGACGTGGTTTCAGTATAAATTGAATTGGAATCTATTCTTCTAACTGTGTTAAAGAGGTAGTATAGAGTTATAGTATCGTATATCACATTTTTAAGCGCAGAGTTTATCACGAGCCCGATACTGCTATCTGCTATAGTAATACCATCGTACCTTGAAGCTGTATCAAATGGTACTATGGTTTTCATTATAGGTGCATTATTAGTTTTAATATACGTATTCGCATATACAATCGAATACACATCTTCACCTACATCAAACTGCACATCATATACAAGTATGTCTCTAGGAGTATTTGGACAAATATCTAATGCATTTATAGGCGTTGTTATGGTTGAAATGCTTTGTCTTGCGAATAGATTAAACTGTCTGCCTGTTATCACCGCTGCTGGAGAGTTAACCTTATTACCACTAATAGATCTCAACTCTATTCTCGTCAATCCGCTACTACTAAAAAAGTGGAAGATGCATATATTAGAATCAAAAGGAGAAAATTTGATGTATGCTGGAAGCTCCTTGATATCTATAGGTTGATCATATAACGGTATCGAGTTTATCTTTAACCTATCAATGTCATAAGTCTTTAGCACTAGCTTATCTCCTACTTTACCTAAAATGACTAAGACGTCATCCTCAAATCTTTGAGCGGTCCGTTCGATAGTATCAAAACCTAAATCTTTTATTAGATACGATTTGACAACTTCTGCTGAAGTTACTTGATATATCTCAAAAACATTTGCGCCGGAAGCTCTTGCAACAACGGTTCTATACGATCTACCATACGAAGTTTTTGATAGATCATCAACAACTCCTGCCTTGCTTATATCAAAATCGTCTATAAGCGATACGGTATTGTTTGGTGTCTCGTAATCGTAGTTGTATATAACTACAGCTGATGGTGTTGTTTGATATAGAACTCCTTTGAATTTATCATACACCAAATTGTTAATACTTTCCTTCATTCCTATGAAGGTTGATGGAAATAGTGTAGGTACTATTGGTGAATTAATTCGTCCTTGAATAGACTCAACACCATTAAAATACTTATAGCCTGTAGATAGAGTTATAAACACCGAGCTTTCTTTAGTTATTGGTCTGCTTGTCTTAGCACTAAGTGTACCACTAAGAGACAAGGTAGTGTCAAATATCTTTCTAGATATCAAGCCACTCGTTAAACTAGAAACGCTAGATACAAACGAGTTAGTATCACTAGTACAAAAGAGAGGGTTACTATAGTTTTGATCGTACCCAACCCCTGATGCGAAGATCGCTAGATTGTTTTCATTGAGAGTTTCGACTATGTTTGCCAGTGTTGTAACATCGAGAACAGATTTTGGATACACTTCCACAGGCAAGATTTTCGATGATAGCGCTGAAGTCCTGCTATAGTTAAACTCTAATCTATTTGTAATTGCACCAGCCATAAACGTCTGCTTGGCTGATAAAGGCTTAGATATTGGAGAATAGATAGACCCTGCATATGCAGTTTCGTTTTGAACTGTTACTACACCTTTATAATCTACACCATCAAGTGTAAAGGCAGATCCATCTGTATATTTAAAATATGATATCATGAAATAATCTCTAAGCTGTTAATCTCTATATTTGTCGGTAAGACATCTCGTACTGTGGATTCTATATTTGCCTTAATATTAGCCTGCACATTTTCATCATCAATATCTAGATTATTGATGTAGATATTTATTGCATTAGCCTTACTCTTAAGGTTAGTTGTCAGTGAGTTTATGTACGATATAGTATCAGATTTATTCCTTTGACCGCAAGGCAGGCTTATATTGAACCCTGCTTTACTATCATTATATCTTGCAACAAGCAAGCTCACCTCTTCATCATTGAGTGGTTGGCCTGTAATGATTAGCTCTGATATAAGATCTTCTGATTGAAATATGTCTAAGTCGTTAGCTGTGATGTCGCCGAAAAGCGGTAAGTAGTATAGAGGTGCTATGTAGGTTTCAAAAAGAATGATGCCGTTAATGTAACATACAACCCTACCAGTTTTGTGATTTGCAGAAAATACAACGTTGTTAGATGTACCTCTCAAAACTGGCACGAATCCCGTTCCAACAGTTTCGACCTGTTGACTTGCAACATTATACACCGTATAACTTACCTCAATCGTCTCGTTATTATAAGTTATGTCTAGCCCTGCTTCTTTTCTGTTAAATCGGGAGTATATCTTCTGAAACTCTCTATCATCGTAGTTAAGGATATTACACGAAAAGCAGAAACCGTTATTGTCGTTTATGGTTTGATAAAACCCTTTATCTTTAGTTGGCAGACTCTTATCTCTAACAAAGTCTAAATTATCGAGATCTATACGATCGTAAATGTACTCGCTATTTGGCTTGAATACAAGATCAGACATCTTATCAAAATACAACGTATCTTCGGTATTAGATTTAATATCTGAATTAGTTAGTACTAAATTTTCTATAAATGAGTCATATGTATCGTTATATATACCATTACCTGCCAATGCAGCTTCTTTAGTTTCGATGTTTGGATAATAGTATCTATCTATCCAGACCTTAGAATTTGATAATGGAGATCCTGACAGCCATGTGCATAGATACTTATACTCTTTCTGAGTTTGTGATATAACTACGCTTGTTACTTTATCAGCATATTTTGGCGACAGAGAACTAAAAGCACCAGATTCTATTAAAGTTGTATCATTAATGTTTAGTTGTGAGAACGGAAACAATGACTTTTCAGTTAGTATATAATTTGACCCTGGAGCTATCTTTACAGATTTGTTATTGTATACATAGTTAATGGATAGGTTCTGGTCTTCTAGCGTCTGTATATCTTGCCCAATTGAAGTGTAAGATCTATTATCAAGCAACCTTTTCTCACTACTTAAGGATAGGTTGTTAGACTTGAATAGCGAGCCGTTCTCCGCCATTTGATTTTTTAGCACAATAACCTTGAACGTGTTTAGGTTCTGGGGTGTTAAATTTCTGTACAGTAGATAGTTGTTCTTGAGATTAAACATAGACCCATCTATGTTAACATCAAGTGTATTAGGCTCATAGTTTATATACGATGTATTACCTGAGATTTCTTGATCGACTATAATATTGTTTGATATAGTTAGGGCGTATTTAGGTATTATTGAAGAAAGTGGGTTTTGTGATACGTTTACCGCTGATAGGAATCTACCGAATGGAGCTAGTTGATATGCAACTCCATCGATATCTTTTAAAAGTATCAGTCTATTACCATTCAATATATATCTAAAGTATATATCGCTATTAACACTAAATGCAGAATCAAATAGAATAGCTTGCCTAAAAGAACATCTCTTATCTGCGTCAACCACGAGATAGTTTTTAGAAACGTCACTCTGGTGTGAAATCGCGCAATATTCACTGTCGTGTATTTCGATCTTGAATTTAGCTGATCGTTCTTGTGTAGTTTCTACAAGCTCTGCTGTATAATAATACCCATAGCTAGATTTATTGCCTGAAGAGAGAGGTTGAGGAGCAAGATATAGAGGACGTCTAGGTAAAGTAGGAGCCCTCGAGGAAACTCGTGGTGGGTTGACAGTTCCGAAGACGATGTGAGTTAGAAATGCTTTTGGTATAAGCTTAAGATTATCACTAACTGTAATATCACTAAAAAGAGTTTGAGGTGTAAGGTAAAAGTTTGTATAGTTTTTGCTCTTAAAGTCTATACAACTAGAGAGAGCGTCAACAAAGTTAAATGTAACTCCCCCATCAAAAGTAATTTGTGATTGCTTGAGCTCGACTTCAGGTAGGTCGATTTCGACTCTACTAGAATTGAATGTAGACAAGCTGTTAAACAGTATCGGCATACATATATTTAGGTAGCCGTATCGAAATAGACACTCTCTATAACACTACCATCTTTTTTAGTTTGAAAGGTATATAGTATACTTTTTGTTGTATCTATAAATGAAGTTTGAGAAAGTGTTAAATCCTCTATCTTTTCATGAAAGGACGGTGAATATATTGTAAACGGCTGTACGATTACACAGCTTGTATTATCAAAAAATTTCACTTTAGCTTGGCAAGATAGTTTTGTAGTTAGTGAGTTTGCTTGAGGTGAATATGTGTGTCTATATTCCTTCACCACTGTGAGTGGGTTGCCATATATGGTCTGAGTTAAAGTCTGCTTCTCTGCAAAAAAGTTATTAATTTCAGTGTATATAGGGCTTCCATCTCCCCAATTAAATTTTATATTTAGAGGAGCTTTAAGAAAGCTCATACCAGTCACATCAAACACAACCTCGGTTATATCTGATAGATACACCTCTTCACGGAGAATGTATGTATCTGATACTGCAGATGTTAAGTTGATTGTAATTGTGTTCATAAAATATTATAATATTAATCCTGCTGAGGTTAATGAAGGTGTGGTTGATTGAGCTAGAGAAGTGAATTGTGATGTTAAAGCTGACAGTGAGCTGAATACTGCAGTAACGCCTCCACTTGTAAGGTTATACCCATTAATATCTCTAATCTCAACTGTATCTTTAATTGTAAAGTTTATGCTTATCAAAGCTGGTGTCTTATTTTGATCTTTAACTAAGTACGATAGGTTATATACATCTATATCCTCATTGTATACAATCTTAGGATTTGTTGCTTCTGTGTATAACACGTCTGTACTTAAAGTGAAAACATCTATAAGATTCGCGCTATATGGTAAAAGATTCACTAACTCAAATTTTGAAGTATTGAACCTATATATCTGCGGTATTATAGCTATATTCGAAGTTGCTGGAACGCTGTAGGCAGATAATACGGCAAAATATACATTATCTTTATATTTAAATCTATTGGATAATGCATTATAAGGCGATGAGTTGTATTTAATAGTAATACTAGGAGTTGTAGGCGCTTTGAACATTTCATCCTCATACTCCACCCGATCTACTATTAGGTACGACGGAGTTTGAATAAAGAATGTATTATATGATAAGTCAAAGTTTTGTACTGCAGAAAGCTCAGTTGACGCTAGCCCATATTTGATATCTGCAAACGCGAACGCATCACCAAATGACAACACCTCACCTTTTTGATTTTTTACATATATACTACCTCCAAGAGCATCTCTAACAATCTTATTCTGTACGAGCTCACCTTCAGATCCTGCTGTGTATATAGTTGCGGATTCAGGTGAGGCTGATGGTAGGTATATAGAAGCGGTAGGTGTATAGTTAAATGGAACGTAATTACCTTCGAATACACCACAATCAAAATCTATAATACCATTATTACCAGAAACTACCACGCCTTGGGTGAATATAGCTGATATGCTTTGTGTGAATGAATTTGTATCATCATTTAGTGGTCGTATGTATGGTGTTGCTTGATGTGCACCTGCTTCGATTAGAGTTGTATAATAAAAATTGCCTGTGCCTGGATATTGATTGGATGATAAATCCGAGCTTACAGTGTCTATAGAAGACACTGTGTCGTTGATAGCAAAAACACCACCATCTACATATCTAATTGAAGTTGCTGTATTGTATATAGATGTAACATCAATTGGGGAGGGATTTGTAGGGAAAGCTGGCGCTGTAAAAGTACCAAAGTTGAGCTTGTATAGGTAGTTAGGCGTTGTAAATGATCCTGTGTTTGTAGATAAGCCTGGGATAAATGTACGTATATTCGGAAACTCTCTCGAATCGTAGTAATCAAAAGATGTACCTTCACCGAAGTAGCTATCAAAAAACTTGTAGCCGTTAAATAACACAACAAAAGGAATGTCTGGGCTCTCTTCTTCAATATATTTTCTGAAGTTGTTATTATCCTTTATGAGCCCATACTCATTTCCAAATATATCATACTTGATATCGTGTATATACCCTCTATCATACAACACGCTCAGATTCCCATCTTTACTGTAATCAGAGACATATCCATAAAACGTAGTCGAGTCTTCTGTTGTATTAGGCTCATCACCAGCTCTACCGAATGAATATCCCTTTTTGAATGACGCTTTCTCGCTATTGAAGGTTAATACATCAGAATCACTTCCATACTTAAATGGGTCTGGGATGTAATATATAACATCAGTAGCAACACGATCTAAGTTAACTACAAATCCAAATCTTCCTGAATCTAAGACTATTGTAGATGCTTTAGATGGTCTAAAGAATCCAATCTCTCGTTTAGTCTCTAAACTCTGAACGAGAGAGGAGACTGTGGAAGGATTATTTCTATTTATGAAGTTTGCACTAGGAGTATCTGCGGTGAATACTTTATTAAAAACGTATGATCTTGTTTTGTATATATCTGGCTCCTTTAAGCAACCTGCAAGCTCATTTGTACGTGTTTCAACTATTGTTGGTGCAACACTCCCTCTACCTGTTACTGATGGAGCTCTTGTTACAATAGCTCTAGGCGCTGGAGAAGCATTAGCTTTGTTGAGGCTATCTATAAACAGCGATGTTTTATAATCGGGAATATTAAGCGAGTAGGTATATGTATCTACGTATAAGAGGTTAAAGTCTTGAAGTTGGTTATATACAGCAGGAATGCCATACACATCTACTTTTATAGAAAAATCTGTATATGGTATGCTAACATCTTCAATAGTCAAATATCCAAAGTCCTTAGATGTCTGTTTGTCTTGTACAATCTCTACATCATTAATGTTCCATACAAGTCTATCAAACGCTAGAATTTGATTTGGTAAACCTAAATCCAACCGTATTACAATATCTGCAATCTCTGTCTCTGAGGCTCTATATAAAGGCTGAACGGATATATTATTAAACTTTCTAAACCCGTTAGAACCTACAACAGGAACAAATAATTGATTGTCGTATGCGGTAGCAGTTCCACGACCATATTCTAGAGGTCGTTCAGCTTTGTAATTTTTAGTTGTGTATCTACCAGCACTATCCCTAAACACAAAAATAGCTGATGGTAGTATTTTCTCAGTGTTTGTAGATTCATATAGATGTGTAAACTCTACTGTCTGTTTAATACCAGATAGAGAAGGTGTATATACAGCCGGTATTATATCAAATCTACCATCATCAAAATTAAACAGTGCATACTGAAGATCTTGTTGAACATCAATAGTGAATTTAGCTTCAGTTAGTACATTAGGTGACTTCCATGGCTGTACCGTAAAACCAAAATTGCTAGATGTTTCGCCTTCTATAGAGACAGACGGTATTACGTTTAATCTATCTTGTAGAGCTATTTGATTTCCTACTACTACAATTTTCTTCTTCGCTCCGCCCTTGTTAATGTATATTGTAACTGTCGGAGTATAGGATAGACTTACAGGTAGAA